CCACAGTGGCAGCTTCAAGGGTGGCTGTGGATTCAGAGGCCAGGGTTTCAATAGCGTTTGTCATTTCGTATTCCTTAGTTAGTAACCACCCTTGGGACCCCTTGGGTGGGTAAGCTTCTTTGTTTTTGCTTACAAGTGTTATTCTACGTGTCTGGTTGACGAGTGCTGACTTTTTTAAAAATAAAGTGTAACAATTTGTAACGATCAATTCTCTAATAGGAACGTGTACGGGAGCGGGCACGTGCACGGATGCGCACGTGCGCGTACCATGTTTTTGGCCGTTTGTACACACGAAATTGTAACAGATTGTAACGAGGGGTCGTCCAGAATAGCTCAGATCACATTTGTTGGCCTGGTTCGTATATAGCATCGAGAAAAAATACTTTGCGCGATCCGACAGCATCAGTTTGGGAGGCATTCTGCGCACCCCGTTTACGCGAAGGGCTTTACAGTATGAATATGCCAAAAAGTTCGATTCACGCTGATCCGAGCGCTTTTGGCGATGAGCGCTAGAATGACGCAAATCAGCGCGAAGAGCGACGGTCGTAGGATTAGATCGCAGAATCTTTTCGGCGCTGATCGAGACGATCGTGGTGATGAGCGCTAGAATG